TTAATTCTGAAACGGATATTAGAGTTGCTGAAATGAAGATTAACGCAGACCAAGGAAAACTTGACCAAGAGCAAGATTTTGAAGCAGACAAACAGGGTGTTGCACAACAAGATGAAATGGACAGAATGATGCTTGATAACGCTAATCAAGAAGAGCAACAATCTATGCAAGAACAAAACAAACCAACAGAGTAATAATTTTTTTTATAAATTTATAAGTAATGAGCGAAGAAGAAAAAGTAAATGAAACGGAAGTAGCGCAAGAAAGTAATACAGAAGAAGCTACAACAGAAGTTCAGCAAGAAGAAAAAGAAGAAGTTAGTTTAGATTTTAATCCCGAAGCTTTCTTTACACAAGAAGAACGAGAGTTAACGGAAGATAACAATACTGAAGAACCTAACGTAGAAAACAATAAAGACAGTGAAGAAACTCAAGAAAGTGAGTTTAGCTGGGATAAAGGTTTAGAGTATTTAAAAGGTGATGAGCAACAAGAAACAAGTGAGTCTAGCAGTAGCGATAGTGTTAATGACAACAATGATGTTCAAGCTGATAATAAAGATACAAGTCCTAACTATGAAGAGTTTTTTAAAGAAGTTGGACTAGAAGTAAAAACAAAAGAAGAGTTTAAAGAAATATATCAATCTTTACAAAAGGAGAACGAATTATTAAAAAAAGATTATCCTGAAAAAAATGAAAAGATTGATAATTTACAAAATCTTATTAAATTAGAAGATAAAGAACTTGTTGAGCGAAGTTTACTCGCTGATGGATTTGAAGGAGCAGAGTTAGAAAATGTAATGGAAAGAATGTTGGATAACGACATGATTGACATTGAAGCAAAGAAAGTCCGCAAAACACTTAATAAGGCGATAGCTTCTGAAAGGGAAGTTATTATAGATGAAAAACGAAACCAAACTGCAAAGCAAGAAAAGGATCGTGAAGAATCAATTAAAAGCCTTAATGACTATTTAAATTCAACAGAAGAAATGTTTGGGTTTAAAATGGCTGGTACTCCTGAAAAGACAAACGAAATTCGTAAAAGTCATCAAGAGTATATTGTTAGCGGAAAATTCTTACAGGACATTACTCAAACAGAAAAATCATTAGCGGATTGCGCTTGGTTATGGGCTAACAAAGATGTTATCCTAAAGGCAATGCAAACAAAAGGCTTTAACAGCGGTAGAAGAGATGTTCTAGACCAAATCGGAAACCCTGATGCTAACGCCAACTCTAGAACGTTTGCAGACCCTAAAGGTAGCGGAGAGTTTAACCCTGGCAAGTTTATGGGATAAAAACAAATATTTAAAAATTAAAGAAATAGACAAATGAAATTTCACAAAGGTTCATACGGTAAAGAAACCGTACAGTCGAATGCTTTAGTAACGAATTTACTAAAGTATCCAGAAATTGCAAAAACACTAATTAGACAATACCCACAGTATTCTTTGAATTACTTTGTAGATGGTACGTCACGTTTTGCAAAAGAAGAGGTAATTGGAGATAACGCATTTAAGTGGGCGGTACTAGGTCGTACAAACAGACCTTCTACTCTTACAGGTACTTTTGGTCCTGCTACAAATATAGGTGTAGCAAATGGTACATTTACTTTTGAGGTAGAAGAAAACTTTATCAATCCAAATGATATTGTAAGATTCCAAGATGGAACTCAAGCAATTATTATTGGAGAGCCTACTGCAAGTACAGGTGGTTTTACTTTCTCTGCAAAAATACAAACTAGCGATGCTACTGCAACTATTGATTCTGCAAACTTTACTGCTGGTAAAACTGTAAACACTGCGGGTTCTGCATTTACAGAAGGTTCTGAAAGAGGTTACGAAAACTCTGTATACCCAGATTGGTATGTAAACTACCTAAGCATTAGCAGAAAAGCAAAATCTATTACAGGTTCAGCTTTAACTGATATTACTTGGATAGAAAACAACGGAGAAAGACTTTGGTTCTTCACAGAGCAAAAAATCATGGAAGAAGATTTCTTGTATGAAAGAGAAGTTTCTGACTGGTATGCTCAATCAACAATGGATGTTAACGGAAACGCTAAAGTTTTTGATAGCAACGGAAAAGCTATTGTTAACGGTGATGGTATCCTAAGACAAATTGATGCTGCTAACGTTGATACTTACAACGGTACTTTGACAGAAGAAAGAATTACTGACTTCTTAGCTCAATTATCTCTTAACACAGGAGAAACTAATTCTCATTGGATTGTTTACACTGGTACTGCTGGTAAAGTAGCTTTCCATAAAGCAATGAAAGATTTAGTATATCCTTCTGGAAACTTAATCTATGATGCTAAAGTAGGTGCAGAAACTGAAATTGGAGTTAACTTCACAACGTACAATGCGCTAGGAAGTAGACTTACTCTTGCTCACTGTCCTATCTTTGATGATCCAAACTTACATACTGACATTGACCCAGCTTCTGGTTACTTGAAAGAGTCTTTCAGAATGGTATTCCTAAACTTTGGACAAACTGACGGTGTTGCAAACATTGAAAGAAAAGTTAAAGGTGCGGGTGGTATTAACCGTTCAATGATTATCAAGTACTTGCCTGGAATGGTAGACCCATTCAATCAAGCACAGATGATGGCTGTATCTTCTAGAGATAGTTTCTCTATGGAAATACTTTCAGAATCGGGTATGGTAGTTAGAAACCCACTATCTTGTGGACAATTAATTTTTGCTTAAAATCTAAAATTTAAAGAAAAAGAAAATGGAAAAGTTAGCAAAAGCAGAAGTAAAGAATTTGACAAAAGGATTACCCTTATCAGGTATAGTCGAGGTACGTTTGGTTAATCCCAAACGTACTGGAACTATCACCGTTAGAGGTTTTAATTCGATAGACGATTTTGGTAATCACAATTGGCGCCCGTTTGTTGATTCAAACGGTTCTGAGAGAATAGAAAAGATTACTAGAAAAAAAATGTTAAGGCTTGAGAATGAAAACGACAGACTATTGTATGGTCAGTTAATTCACCATCCTCATTATGTTAATAGCCCTAAACCTATAATTAAATTAGTTAATTTAGAAGAAGGTGCTGTTGATTTTATTAGTAAGCGTGAGTTTAAAAACAAAGCTGAAACAATAGTTTCTAAATCGTCTGATAAAGAATTAATTTCTTTGGTAAGAGTTTTAAATATAAACATTAGACCTAGAAGTAGCTTTAATGTAATTAAAAGGGAGTTGTATGAGTTTATAGACAACTATGATAGCACAAAGCGTAAGAGTAACGCTGAACTATTATTAGATGAATATAATTCACCTGACTACCCAATTAAAGTCCTTTTAAGAAATGCAATAGCACAAAAGACTGTAATTGACTCATTGAATCGAATGATGTTTGGTTCTGTAAACATGGGTACTACATTTGATGGTGCTGTTACGTTTTTGAAAAACAACAAAGACATTGCGAACGAATTAGAAAAAGCGGTAGATTAAATGACTATTATTGAAATGCACAAACTAGCCGATTTGCTTATTGATAAAGCAAATGCCCCTTGGTTTACTTCGGAGGAAAAGGATATGTTTATAAACCTTGCCATGAAACAAGTTGTCGATGTTAATTATCGAGAGTTTGAAAAAGATGAAGAGGCACGTGCAAAATTAAATACAATAGTTAGGACTACTAATTTGGGTGCGGTTGCACAAGTTAATTTAACAGCAATAACTGATTTTAGGTATACGTTAGCTTTAAAAGGTACAACACCAGACAGTTGCGGTAATTTGGTATCTCGAAAAATATCTCCTGTACAATGGGATGATGAAGCGGGAAATCAAAACGATCCGTTTAACAAGAACAGTGATACTAATTTAGGCTATGTACAAGAAAACATTGTTGGAACAGGTGACGTATTAAGAATATTAAGCGATACTACACCAACAGATGTTACTCTAGTGTATTTAAAAACACCAGTTGATGTGTTAAACGATACTGTTACACCAGCTAACAATGTTAATTGTGAATTGCCTGATAGCGTACACGAAGAAGTTGTTAATTTGGCTGTAAGAAAAATGTTGGGTACTGTTGAAAGTCAAGTTCAATATCAGATACAAGCTAATGAGATTGCAAGTGAAAACGAAAATAAAAGATAAAAACAATGGGAAAATTTAAGTCATTAGAAGAAGCGCAGAAAGCATTTAAAGAAAAAGGGTTTGAGTTTGAAGTCTACAAAAGTGGAGCAAACAAAGGAACAATTAAAGGCTCTTTAAGTTCTTTGACTAAGAAGTATTCCGAAGCTTTAAAATTAATTGGGGAAGAACCTACTCCAAAAAAAGATGCGGTAAAGAAAAAAGTAAAAAAAGCCGTTAAGAAAAAGGAAGAGGTAAAACCGCAAGAAGTAGTTTTCCACAGAGGGAAACCTAAAAAATTCAATTCATTTTTATTTAGAAAACAATAATTAAAATTCATTAAGATGGCAAGAAAAACAATCGCA